GTATCAAAGATATGAAATCCCCGAGTATCATTTACGTCCGCCCAATACATTTCGTAAGGATTACCAAGATAGAAGATATATCCATTATCAGAACGAGTGTGGTAATGACCAGAAAATACCTTCTTGAACTTTGCAAAAATATTCGAGTCCAGTCCATGTTCCTCCATAATCAGATTGCGATTTACACGAAACCCCTGTAGTTCAAGGTGCCCCATCGCAACCTTTGCATTAGTCTTATTAATTTGATTCAAAGTTTCATCATAGTTTTCACTACAAATCCAAGGAACCATCAAGATATTCAGACCACCAACATTAATAGTTTGTGGAGAACTATAAGTCTTAACATTCGGATAGGTTTGAAGAAGCAAACTTGGAGAATTAACGCTATTGGTATTCTTGTAGTAACAATCATGATTACCAATAATCATATGAACATCATATCCCCGAAGAGGTTCAAATACAACTCTCTTTGCCCATTCAAGACTTTGATAATCAATTGACTTACGACTATCAAAAGCATCACCCATATGAATGATTGCTTCTACCCCATGTTCTTTTAGGGCAGGGAAAAATACATTCTTATAGAAGAGTTCAAAATGATCGTGCAAGTGTTTAGAACCTTTGCGGGCGCCGAAATGTGTATCTGTTAAAATTGCAACTTTCATCGATTACTGCGGTATTGAATATTATCCTTCATTGAATTATATTCCGAATTGTTGCCAGAAAGCAATCCGTCATCAACTGTCATAATTTCGTCAAAACCAGTCCGCTCAATAATCTTGGTCTTAATTTCTAATTGTTTTTTCTCTTTTTGTATTCTTCTCAAAAATGCATAGTGAATAATCTGAGTAAAATATGCAAAAGGATTCTGTGATCTTTCTGGATTAAAATTATGAATATATTGAACACAATTTTCAATACCGTCAGAAATCATATCTTCACGGAACATATAATTCACAAAGTTTGGTTTATAAGATAAATGAGTTGCAATCTTTAAAAAACACTCACCCAGATAGTTAGGAATTTTTGGTTTTCCTTCCCAAGGTCCTATCTTTGGTGGTTCGGTATTATATTTTTCAATGAATAGTTCTCGTGCTTTAGCAACTTTAGTACGATATACGATCATTGCCTCCAATAACTCTTTATTATTTACATAATGCTCTGATTTCCTTTTAACCATAATGGTTCCATTTATCTATTAATAAGTTAAGTTAATTATACCACACATTAAAAGGGCTTGACAACTACTAAATTTATGAGTAGAATAGGTTTGTTCCTGTTGAAGATAAGTACTAGCTTTCTTTAATATCTTTAAAGAGATTTTCAAGTCTCTTACGTGCATCTTCGACAGAAGAAAGATATCCCATCTTATCAGAAACCTTTACTTCACCTGATGATTTATATACGTTCGTGGCATTATTAGATACATATTTATCATAAACTTCAATTAATCTCTTATCTTTAGTCTCAGTCATAGTAATCACCTTGTCAAGTTTAATCATAAAAAAGTCATCATTTGCAAGTTCAATCCATGGCTTTATTTTTATGTAGTCATTAGTAGGGCCAGAATGAAATTTCATAATGACAGGATTTTGAAGAACTATAATAGGATCTCCATCGTTTTCATCTATACAGATTAACGATAAGATTTCTTCACCTGATATTAATTTTAAAATACAATAAAACTCTTCACCCATTAGTTTTTTAGTGGTATATTTACAATATCGTAATTAAAGTTTTCTTCGTTATAAATTTTAATTCTTTCAATTAAGTGATTAAGTGTATAATTCTTTCTAGATTTATAACTGATATCATCGGCAATGTCATATAAGGTTGCTTTTACTTTGTTCTCACTTTTTCTAAGAACTCTTCCGATAGATTGTAGATTTCTAATTCTTGATTTTGATGGTGATGCAAATACAACATTATGTAGATTGCGAATATTAATACCAGTAGAAAAAGTTCCATAAGATGCTACAATAATTGCATTTGATTCTTTTTCTGTTATTTCTCGAACTCTTTCTCTTTCTTCGGTTTCTACTCCACCATGAATAAAGAAAACATGACGATCATCAACCTTGCTATTATTTATGAGATCGTACAGAGGTTGTCCGTGACCTTCTACTCTTGAAAATAAAACAAGAGTATTTCCCTTTAAATCTAGTGTAAGATTTTTAATAAAGTTGTTTCTTTTTTCATGATTGATAATATACTGAACCTCATCCTCAAAGATATCAAAACGATTTGGTGGGTGTTTCAATAAAAGTATTTTAATATCTAATTTGGCTAGATGTCCCTTTTTCATTAGTTCATCTGTTTTAATAATTTTGTAGGATGGTCCAAATAATCCTTCTAGAACCCATTTATGAGTTTGACTTCCATCCAGTGTTCCGGTGAATCCAAAACGATATTTTGCATCACAAAGTTTCGTCATTATAGATATTAGTGATTTGGATTTAAACTGGTGAGCCTCATCTCCAATAACAACATTAAATCTAGAAAAATATTGCTTGGGAAGTTTGTAGATAGACTGCCAGGTAGTAATAATAACTTGAGAATCAATTTCTCTTTCTTTACCTGCATAAATTTTGTGGCAGTATGAACCAACATCCCATCCATAATCTGCAAAATCTTTATACATTTGCTCTACAAGGGAAGTCGTTGGAACAACTATCAGAATATTTTGTTGCTTCTCAACGTAATATCTCACAACAGAATATATCATCAACGACTTTCCAGAAGCAGTTGGAGATATCAATAATTTTCGATTATGTCTCAAGGCGTCGTATACTCCCTCAACTTGGTAGTCGCGTGGGGCATGTCTACTGATCGCAGTCATATAATCCTTCACACCTTCTTTTGAAATATTTTCATTTATTTCAAAAGGAAGACCATAAAACTTATTATTTGTGAACTCATAGGTATAATTATGATCCTTGCAGAACTGAATTACCCTATCTAAAAGACCAATATAAATTTCTTTTGTATCTACATTAAACAAATAAATGAATCCATCCCACCATTTATTTTTGTAAGCTGGAGAAAACTTTGCGTTTGGAACTTCAAATTGAAATGTATCTTTCAACTCATAGTAGATGTGAGGTTCTGCTTCTATTTGCAAATAAACCTCGTTTTTCTTTGATATCACTAAATGGGTCATTCATAACATATCAGTTATGAATATTTATTTGTTTAATTATATCCTGCCGTGAACTTCATAAACTCAATACTATTCTTAATTTGATAAGATCTATTAGAAATCATCTTAATCACTTCTTCAAGAAACTTGAGTATGATGTCATAATATCTTATTTTTAAGTCTATTTTAGATAACCTCTCATCGGCACTCATATACCTCTCTATGGCATCTTTCTCCCTTACCTTATACGGAAATGGTTCTTCTACATAGACCTCTGCTGGTGCCTTTCCTGTGTAGTAGTTATAGCGTTCTAAACGTACTCTGTTATAAGTTTCCCGTGCCCTCTCACGAAGAAGAGTAATTGTGTTATAGATGGTATAATACTTCGAATGTAATTGAGGAATTTTTAAAGATTCATCATGTAGATTGTCTGGATCAATGACAGAATCTTTCTGCCACATTTCCTGAATTTCATCAAGATTCATAATGGTTTACCGTCTGTTCCTAGTATATCATAGATTGTGTATTTAAAAGTTACTTCTGCCGTAAAATATTGAATATCAATATCTGTTGCTTCAAAATCTAATGAAGATAAATTAGTTGGAAATAAATCTCTAAACCTTATATTTGCTGTAGTTCTGTAATTACTATTTAAAATTTCTAAATTTCCATCACTAAATGCATTTTTTGAATCTGAAGTTCCGTCAGGATTTGTAATTAAATCTGCATATTGCTTTGTTGATTCTGGATAACCAAGACCAGTGATCCAATTATGAATCTTCATATAGTTTTCCATATTTTCATCAACCAAAAATCTCAAATAAAAATCTCCATAAACAACTTTATCTCCAGGAACATCAATATCTTTTAGATATGATGATTGTGTAGCAGTTCCCAAATTAATATCTGGAATTCTAGATGAATTGGAAAAAAATGCTACCTTCGGTTCTTTTGCTAAAGTAAATTTAAATCCAATAGGAGATAAAAAATTTCTATTTTGGATTTGATTTGCAAATGCATTAGTCATATTTTTATTTTTATTTAGAGATAAAAAAAGAGGGTCCGAAGACCCTCTGATAGATATGTGAATCGAGATCACATAAGGTTTTGAACTTGTACTCTTCTGTAATAGCGGTTGCTATTGATACTAAGTCTACCAAGACCAGCAGTAGTTCCTTCCGCAAATGGGTTAGCAACAAGACCATAACGGGTCTTGAATCCAATTTTTGGTTGGAAGGTGTTCTCACCAACGGCACGAACCATTTGGAGAGGAACATATGGGCAGTAGAAGAGACCAGCATCATAAGGAGAAGAACCCTTATAACCAACAACGTAATACTGTCCACCACCAGCACCAACGTTAGAACCACCAGAATATGGGTCAATATAAACGCGATACTTACCTTGAAGAACACCAGCAAAAGTGTTGCCAGTATCATCGACGTTCATATTTGAATTGAGTGCGGGAGTATAATCAAGAACTCCTGCCATGGTTAGTGCCGAAGCAACGTCTGCAGAGCAGAGAACCATGTTACCCTTTCCTCTACGAGTTTCAACTGAGATTGCGTTAGCATCACGCTCGATTTGGAAGATAAGACCTTTGAACTTCTCAACTGACCAACGACCGTTAGAGTCAACATCGAGGTCGAATCTGCCAGGAGTTGCAACGTTGTGCTGAGCACCAGACTTAGCAACTTTATAGATGGTTCTGATAACTTCACGGTTGATTTCAGCAAGAATCTCTGTGGAGAGAATATTTGCCAATTCCGCTTCAGCATTCAAACCGTGAATTGCCTTCAGGTCTTGTGCGAGTTCAAGTGAATACTCAGCTTTCAGAGCACGGGATTTTGCAGTAACAGTGACTTTCTCAATTGAGAATGCCATTTGGTTGAAATCGTTACCACCTTCTCCAAGTGATTCTGCATCTTCAGTATTCATACCACGACCTACGTTATACGCAAGTTGAGTGGCGTTTGAATCTGGGCTAAGAAGACCTGGGTTACTTCCACCTTGAGCAGCAGTAGTACCAAAACCAACAGCTCCACCAGTTGTAGAACCTTCGTTTCCAGTATAACCACTAGAAGTTAAGCTGAAGTTGTCGTGCTGTGCAGAATATGCAGTGTCTGGCTCATTGAAGAATGCTTCGTTCGAACTATTTGGAGTACCATACTTCGAACGCATTGCGAAGATAAGTCCAGTAGGACCATTCATTGGTTGAACACCAGCAAGGTCATATGCGACCAAGTTAGGCATTGAACGTCTGATCAGGGAGATCAAAACTGGATCGAAACCTGCAACTGGCGCACCTGCGTTAGCAGAGAAACCTGCAGTTGCACCAGATGAACCTGTATTTGAGTTTGGTGATTCATAGAGGAACTCACGCTCTTCGCGCATAGTTCTTTCTTGGTTTTCTAGCAGGATAGCAGTTACCGCTCTACGATGCGAATCT